ATGACGATGCCATCTGAGCGCACCCGCAATGTGCTGCAGGCGGGCGCGTTCCTCAGGCAGCTAGCGGCCAGCCAAGCCGTGCCTAAAGAGGTGCGGCAAGAGGCATATCGACTGCTGCGGCACTATCCAACCGTCAGCGACATCGAGGCGATTGCTGAGCACGAAGAGCGGCTGCGAGCGCTGACCCAGTCGGCCTTCGTACGACCCTACCTGAGCAGCGAGATCGAGGCGGATTGGTTCTCCGGGTACCCGCTTGGCCCTCATCGCATCTGACCATGAAGCAACCGAGCAGGCCGCGTGGAAGAGGGACTACGTCTGCGGAGACAGCGCTGGAGGCTTCCTTTGAACGGGCCCGCGACAGTGCAGCCGAGGAACGCGCATTCTTCAAGCGACTGATGGATGCGATCGTGTACGTGCATGCGCCCATCTCGGACGACGCGCAGACACTGCGGCTGGTCCAGTTCCGCCATCCTGACGGTTTCGATGCGATCCCTTTCTTTACCTCGCTCGACAAGGCGCAGGCGGCCAGCTCGTCTGCTGTCAGAATTCTGGGAGTTTCAGGCCGTGAGCTGCTAACCGGTACTCGCGGCGCGACGTTGATGCTCAATCCCAACTACGGCGGCGTTGTACTGTACCCGGAAGAGGTTGCGACATTGTTGGATACGGGCTTTCTGGCCAGGGTGGAACGTCTGGCGCCGGCGGAGTTCGCGGTGAGACCTGCCCAGGCCGCGCCGGCTTGGCTCGCTCCGGCCATCAGCGGCAGCCTTGAGCACGCCGACTTCGTCTCGTCGGCCTATCTCCTGGAAACTCACTCGTCAGGGGGCGTCGAACAGCCTCCCGGTCTGTTGATCTGGCTGGTGGTGGACCTGGCTTTCGCCGAGCGGGCGGCTCGTCTGGTGACCACCGCCATACAGCCCTTATGCTCAGATTTGGACGTCATCATCGACTTGGCGGTCCACGACGTATCGCTGCCTTTGCCGGCGGGCTTGGATGATCCCCAGATCCTGCCCATATTTTTTCACGAGAATCAAGCCAACTTGAGCACAGCTCATCGGCCTATGAGCCCTGAAGATAAGCTACTAGCACTCCTTCCGGGATTGACCGAGGAAGAGAAGGAACGGCGGACCCGCGAGGGTATGGCCGACGTCGACGCTGGACGTACGATCCCGCACGAGGAACTACTACAATGGATCAGGCGACGGTCAGAGCCTTCTTGAAGGTTTCCGTTGGGTCAGGAGCGTGGAAACTCTTGAATCCAATATTCAAGAAGGGCACGCGTGCCTGAGCAGTACTCCAGGAATGCCTGTGTCACGCGGCTTCTGGTTCAATCAAGCCTAGGTCTGTAATCCACGAACTGCCTGACGTCGAGGGGTGTTTCCTCGTTGAATCATGGTGTTAGAGACGATTCGGCTGTTTTTCTCACGAATCCCTGCCGACCTTCTAGTTGGCCCGTCAATAGGAGTACAAATTCACTTGGCGCAGAGGTACAGCCTTAGTTGGCCCGTCAGTCCGACCCTGCAAGGGCGGCCGAGGGTAGAATTCACCGATCCATCAATCGGTTAGCGAAGATCTGGCCGTGTTCGTAACGATTCCCTGCCAACCCTCATATGGACTACGGAGAAGCAAAAGCAGTTCAGCAAGCACTGGCGCGGGCTCGCTGGAAGGCGTCAACTGCCATGCGGGATAGAAAAACGCTCCCTTCTCTGGGAGCCAGACGCCGAAAACTCTGCCAGATTCCCTCAACCGGGAAAGCGTCTGATCATTGCGGCCATCCAATCGCAGCAAATCCACAAACGCGCTGGGATCCAGCCAGTTCGCCGACAGAGCAGCCCGGGCTGCAGCAGACGCACGCGTTTCTTCCGGCAAATGCTTAGGCATTGTCTGGTTACGAGGTGGGCTACAGAATGCAAGGATGCCACACGCGGCGGATCAAGCGACGCTTAGGGCCCGGGACGATTCGGAGGGCAGGGCACAGTCGAATACTAAGTTCGATGGCTAGAGGACAGCGGCGAAGGCAACTGCCTCCATGTGACCCGACGTGTTGATGTAACAGATCCATTCGAGAGGCCCGCTATCCGGCGCAATCTGGACTTCTCCGCAGAGCCCGGCGACGTCTCGCTCGCTCGTCAAACTTCATGTTGTGACGGTACGCAAGCCACAGCGCAGTCGCTGTCGTTGACGCGATCAAGATAAGAAAAATGGCTGCAACTAACGACATTTGCTGGAACAGTGTCAGCGAGTGCAAGAAGTCCATGAGTCACCATCGAGATTGGGCGAAGTGTCAGCGAGCGCAGTCATCAGAGCGCCGGCGATTGTTACGTGTGCGCTCTTCGAATCGCCTGTTCTGTCGATGAGCAACGATGACAGCACCCACAGTCGCCACTACGGCTGAGGCCATGATGATTGCGGCGAACAGAGTCATCTGTTGGAAGGTGGACAATGTTTCCAGGAATTTCATTGGAAGCCTCAAAGCACAATGCCGTAGCAACACACTGGCGCGCGATTGCGGGCCTTGTTTCGCATCTACGGCTGCAAGCTTAGCTCCAATTCTGACGCAATGTTTCGCCTTTGGGCGCTCCCGGTTTCTCTGAGCCTATCAATTGTGCGGGCACTATAGCTGCAAGCTGCGGGCACCATGGCTACATTGAGGCCGCAGCAGGGCCGACTGAGCAGCAGGGCCGCCTGAGGGGTAGGTTGTCGTCGCCCCCCAGTCAAGCAACTGAATGCTCTTACGCACTTGCGAATGAGAAGTAAAGGGGGAGAATCAGAAGTCCGAAGTTACCGCCGGGGTACGATCGTGGCCAAAACCGTCACAGACGCAGAGGTCTATATCGCAATAGCGTCGCTTTTGAAAGATGGCATACCTCCAAACTACATCACCGTTCGTGAGGCACTCGGCGGTCGTGGATCCGGGCCAGACCTATCCAGGAGGATCGCGGCTTGGTACCGGGAGTTCGGGCCTGGCATGATGCAGCGGCTTGCCGCTAAGCGCGCTGAAATTTCCCAAGAGTCTCCGCCCGGCTTGGTTGCCAATACCGCCGGCGAGATTGTCTCTGCTTTACAGGCGTTTTCTTCTGAAATTAAGGCTGATCCCGGCCGCGGCGCGGGGGAAATGATTGAAGACGTCTTTGAGAAGATCGCGAGGCTCTTTGACAAGATGCTCGCTTGGGAGCGCCAGCTCGAGTTGCAAGAGGTTGAGCTGACTTCGTTGAGGGCTAGATTGATTGAAATACACCGCCTGCAAAGCACCAGCAAAGGCGCGTTGAAGGGGGCACGATTGCCCAAGAAGTCGATGCCGCGACCATGAAACCGCGCGGAGGCCGAACAGATAACACTTTTACGTGGCGCCGGATAACAGATTTACTTGTTTCGTCATTTGCGTTGCGGTACCTAAGCCCTGAACAGGGGCTTCAACGCAACAGAAGTAAAAGTACCAGCTTTTCGCATAATGTATATTATGTTCAGATCATCTTGGGGTGGCTGGCACGTCTCTTGCCGCTACCCCGGCACCTACTCTGGCATGGAGCCTGATCGTGCGTGATCGGAAACTGACCGGCCTTTGGGCCGGTTTTTCGTTTAAGGCTGGCCGACTGGTCACGCCCGAGGGTCGCGAGCTGGAACCGCAGGATCTCGCATGGCTGTCGCTCACCGCTGCGCAGGCACAGGAATGGCGCCGGATGATGGGCCAGCTTCGCGGTGATCCTCGATCGGGACACCCTCGAAACCGTTGCAGCACTAAGGCTGCCAGAAACGCCTTTCCTGCAGTGCCGGCTGACGTGATCGAGGTGGCCACCTTGATGGCGCGCCGACAAGAGCGGCTGTCCAGGGTGATGGCTGGGCCCGACGCCGAGCCGCCTGCAGCAGTCCTGCCGGTACCGGGGCCGAAACGCCGCTAGCGCGTGTGAGGCGTTTGCGTAGGGGCGCCGCCCCTACACCCCGGCTACAATGCGCACAGGACGCCTTGGGGGACGTATGGAACGCGAACGACCGGATTACCTGCCACCAATCCAACGCAGCCGCTGGAACTTTCCATGGCTGATCACGGGCTTTCTCACGCTGTTGAGCCTTGGCACGATTGGCGTTCTGATGCTTGGCCGCACCAACAGTGCATGGAACCAACGATTTCTAGACGCAGGCCAGCCAGCGGAATCCCAGCGAACGGAACTGCCGATGCGGTCTCAGGCTGAAACGCGGCCGACTGCTGCGGACCTTGCAGAAATCAGGGCTCGGCGCGAGCAAGCTGAGGCCACAGTCCGCCGCCAAAGTGACAGGATGCGCTGCATCAACGGGATGATGTTCCGCCGAATCGACGGTGGCTGGGAGAACCTGCCCGGCTCCCGTTGCGGTGACCAGCCATCGAGCAATGTGCAGTGCTTCGCAGGCAAGCCCTATCGGCAGATGGCGGCAGACGGCGGCTGGGTGCTTTCGCCGCGCGACCGCTGCCCGTGATGCGTCACGTTTATCAGAAGCTTGGCGGGTAGGGTTTGGATTCCGGGAACGTGCCCATGGGGCGCTCACCTACGCGCACGATGGCGCCCCCGCTACTCGCCGCCATGACCGCGCCCGCGCCGCCGCCGCTTCCACTCGCTACGCTCGCAGAATCAGCGGCAGCACGGTCACTGTCCAGGCGGTACAACGTTGGCTCTTCCTCGCGCCGGGGGGCTTCCCTCGGCCACGCCGTGGCGACCGTCTCAAACGAACCCGCTGTGAGCCGAACCCCGTACACCGCGACCCTCAACTGGTAGCCCATCGCAATCAGTGCATCAAAGGTCAACTGATCCACGGTGTTGCCTGAGCCATCGACCCACTCGACCATACCCACCGAGCGTTCTCCGAACCGAGCGGTAAAGGCAAGTCGAATCCGATTCGCCTGCGTCATGGCGGCCACATAGCGCTGTTCGACGGTCATCCCGGCCAGCGGATCGGCCGCGGGAACTGCCACGGCTGCGGCCGACACAGCGCCGGTGCTGATGGGCTTGTGGGCGCCCTGCCCCTGCGTTGCCTTGGTGCCTGCCGGGGCCTCTACAGCAGCTTCCGGCTCATCGTCTCCCATCATCCTGATGAAGTAGCCACCGAACGCCCAGATGCCAACCACAAGGCCCACGGCGGCAATGGCGATCTTGGGCGCAAGCTGTTTCCAGATATTGGTGCCGCCTTCCTCGTACACCTCCGCGTTCTCGGCGCCGACTGCGTAGCCGTGGTAAAGCGGATAGATGGCCGGGTCGTACTTCAGCGTCTTACCGCCAACCACCTCGAACTTGCCCGGGCTGGTGGTGTGGTAATACGTGACCCGGTAGCGGGATTTCAGGCCTACGGCGGTGAGCTTCTGGAAGACGTTCTTGCGCTCGATACGCGCCCTCACCGCCTGATGCACGCGGTTGATCCACTGCGTCATGATGAGCACGTCGCCGCCGTTCTGACCGATCAGCGCGAAGAAGTTCTCCACTTCCTCCGGCAGCTGGTTGCGCTGTGCGACGTAGAACTCATGCACCTCATCGATCACAACGAGCGCATCCTTGAAATCATCGGGGATGCACCACTGGCCGGTTTCTGGATGCCTGGAGCATACGAAGGTCGTTGCAACGTCCTTGGTCTCTACCAGCGTCAACAGCTGGTGGACCTCATCCACGGGGATGTTCAGGTACTCGGCGATGCGCTCATGGTGCAGGCCATTGAGGCGCGCGAACACCCTGCGCCCCTTCTTTAGCGTGGGCAGGATGTGATTCTTAACCGCGTCATAGCTCTTGCCTGCGCGCGGCACGCCCTCGTTGAAAACTAGCATGTCACCACTTCCCCAAGGTCAGAATTTTCCGGGTGATGAAGAACACGATTCCGAGCGACACCACGGTCATACACTCGGGAATCTTGAAGATGTTGACGAACCACGCGATGGTCGGCCCCGCGTTGGCGAACAGGGTGCCAAGCTTGTACTCGGTCATGAACTCCGGCACCGGCAGCTTTTCCAGTGCATGTGCGGCCAAGTCCAGGACTTGTTCGATCGCGTACAGCACAAGATCACGGAAGAACTCAACGATGGCAGTCCACAGCCGCTCCACCTGCCTGCGGATGTACTCGGTCAGGTCATTGAGCCACCCGGCTTGCATCGTCACGAATGCGATTAGGTTGATCATGTGAGCGCGATCTCGATTGCGTGGAAAGCGGCGAACGCGAGCAGCAGCCAGCCCAGCAATTGAAGGATGGCGACGATCTCAGGCTTGCACAGGAAGTCGAAGGTCATGGCGTCCCAATACGGGGTGGCCGGGAACGTGAAGATCGGGCAAGAGGCGCTGACGCTGATTTCAAAAAAGCTCTTGGTGGCATCAATGATCGGGGCCTTACTCACCCGCTCGGCAAATTCGTCGTAGAGCTTCTCCACGGTCTTGCCTTCCGGCTTATACAGCGCGTCCCCATCGCCCCCCGGCTGGCCTGGGCCATCGCCATCACCATCACCGGGACCTGGGCCGGGGCCCGGGCCGGTACCACCGCCATCCCCGTCTCCGTCCCCGTCTCCATCTCCATCTCCATCACCGCCGCCCTCGCCGCCGTCGCCCCCGCCCGGATTAGTGCCTCCGCCCTCGCCGTCACCGCCCCCGTTGTCGCCTCCGCCCTCGCCGCTCCCCGGATCGGTGCCACCACCGTCACCGCCTCCTTCCTCGCCACCATCACCCGCAGGGGTCGGCGCTGGCGCATCGGACTCGGTGCACGTTCCACCTGTCGGCATGAACGAGACGCCGGCAGTGCCCTTTGGATCAAGCGAACTGGTGTACATGCAACCGTTGTGACACGCGTTGACGCTCGCAGCCGTTTCCCCGCCTTGCCAGCCGAATTCTTCAGGACGTGTGGTGCAGAGAGAGGCCCAATAGTGCTGGGTATAGTTAAACGGGCCAGCCTCATATCCATTTGACTGCTGCCCGAAGTACTGAAGCATGAAGTAACCGTTGGCGGTGCCAACAGCGATGCACTGACGCCTGGTGAAGGCAACAATTGATGTGTTGCCCTTGATGCTAATCGGCTGAGTTTCGCAAGCTTGTCGCGCCTGACCCTGATCGCACTTCTGCCTTTCCTCCATGCAGTTAGGAGCCTGCGCCCTTACAGTGGACGGAAACAGGCTTGCTACAAGGACAGTCAGGAGAAACGCCGCCGTCAGCCATACTCGCGTCACGACTTGATCCCCATGACCACGGCAATGCCGCACAGCGCACTGATGAAGCCGGCGAACAGGCAAAGGATCATCTACCCCTCCGCATCAGAAACATCCGCGCCACCTTCGGGCCTGCCCACAGGCCGAATTTCACCTGGGCGATGACCGCGCATCCCCCCAGCACGGCCAGCACGATCATGCCGACCTGAAGACCAGCGATGATTACTTGATAGTCCATATCGCTCCCCTGAAATAGAAAGGGGAGGCATGGCCTCCCCTACCCCATCACTGCTCGGCTTACGACTTACCGAACAGGCCCGCCACCTTGCGGCCGCCCCACAGGGAGAAGCCGACCACGGCGATCAGGGCGAGACCACCACCGATGGCAGTCAGCGCGGCAGCGACCGACAGGCCGGTCAGAATCGATTCGAAATCCATGTAAATCCCCTTTCATTGATTGAGTTGATGGCGGCCTACGATTTATCGAACACAGCTGCAACACGGCCACCGATGTGCGCAGCCAAATACAAGGTCATGATCAGAATGAACGGCCCCGACGCCCATCCTGCGAGTACGTCTTTGTCCGGCACCTTGAACGCCTCGGCGAACATGGCGACGGAGGAAGCCTCTGCGCTGCTCATCAGCACATACCCCGTGCACTGATCGACGGGCTGACCGGTTGGGATCAGCGTTCCGTTTTCCCCTAAAGCAACGCAGAGGCTCATGACTTAGGCCTTCGATGCTGCCGGTGCAGCCTTGAACCCGACGGCGATCAAGTCCACGTAGCGCTTCAGGACCAGATCACCATAGGGCGACAGCGCGAACGACTTGGGATCGATGTCGTACTCGCCAGCCGGATACGGCGGACGCTGGCCGAGGCCGACACGGAACGGCAGTTCAAAGCCGTTGCCCAGGTCGAGGCCGACCATCTGGGAACGGATGATGGAATTGGTCTTGGCGTTGTGCTGTTCATCGACAGCAGCCGACTTCACGCGGCAGATAGGCATAGTTCTTCTCTCACATAGCGATGGAGTGCGTCACCCTTGGCAATACCGCGAAACCGTCCGGGGTGACCGTCACGGAGGATGCGGCTCTCTGCGAAGTCGGCCCATGAATCGCCGAGCGCTCCGCGAAGGACGTTGAGGAAAGGCCCTACCTGTCGATGCGCCCACTCGATACCGGCTTCGACAGAGGTTTCCACTTGCTTTTGCAGCGTGCGCAGTCGCGTGCACACGCCCTTGATGAGGTCCTGCAATGCGCTGTACGAACCGCGCAGGTACGCGCCCGGGTTCAACAGCACATCCAGCGGGATTTCCATGTGCTTGCCGTACAGGCGGACTTCGGCGCGCACCCAGCGCGAGGACGGCAGGCCCTCGGCCTTGCCCTTCTCATACACGCACAGTTCCTTGTGGCCTTTGCCGCCGACATACAGCGTGCAGCCGGTGTTGTGGCCTTCATCGGAAATGAAGCGGTGACGCGGCGGGCAACCGCCTTCGGTGAAGCCGCCCTGAGCAGCAACCTCGCGGAGCGCATGCACGTCCAGGCGTTCGCCTTCGTAGTCATCGTGCGCGCAGTCAACGCGGGTGATCTTCCCATCAAGCATGGACAGCTGCTTGTAGATGCGGGCGCGGTCACGAATCCACTTGCAGCCCATGCCGGTGAGACTGATGCACACGGTGTTCTTCTTGCCGCCGATGCCTACGCGGCCAACGACTTCGTTTTCTCGGTCGATCAATACCGCCGACTGTTCGTAGAAGTTCCAGCTCTTCTCGCGAATCGCACCGGCAACCACTTCGCCACGGAAACCGAAGATGCGGAACAGCAAGAGGTCCAGCTTCTTGCAGTTCACCTCTTCAAGAGCAGAGAGAGGGACCACAAAGGTCAGGTAGTCGATGATTGCGTCTTCCTGACCCTTTTGGCCCGTGTTACTCCCCGGGCCAATCTCCGCCGCCGCCCGCTGCCCCTTTTGACCGGGCGAAAGCGGGGAAAAGCCCCCTGCCCCGCCCTCTACAACCATCCTGAAGCGAGCGCGATCAACGGCCATCGAATCGCTCCTTGCCGAGCTTCCACAGGCGGCGAAGCCCCAGCCATGCCTGCTCAATCACGATGGAGAGCAATGCCAGCCCCAGCCAAACGGCGATGAGCGCGGCGCAGCCCGCAAGGCCCATATCGAACTCGGCAAGCTCGGCGAACGAGGGGAATCTGCTCATGCCGCACGCCCCCTGTGGCGCTGGTAGGACTCTTCGTCCTGAGCGGTCCAGTCCGTGGCGGCAAGTTCGGCCCGTGCCTGGGCGATGATGGCCGCTTCGCGTGCACTACGACGGGCAGACTCCCCGCGCCGGTCGAGGCACCACGAAATGAGTTTGGCGCTGCCAATCGAAACGGCCACGATGGCCGCCAGCAGCACGAAGGCAATGAACGGATCGATCAT